TCATACAGCATTAGCAATGACGTGATAGTAAAGTTTTTTTGTATTGCCGACGCCATTTTCATTATGACGATCCCAAGAAATGGAAAAGCCAGTGTTAGTAACATTAGAAACCCGTACTGTGTAGGCGTTTGCGTTTGCGTACCCCCCAATGTCATTAGCCACAATAAAAATCACACCATTCGTTTTCACAGGAAACAGAGCGTCTTTACCTACGCCTATTGTCACATCCACATTAGCAAAAATCTCAATCAACCCGCCTGCATATTTCCGCCAGTAAAACCCCGCGCCAGACCCCGTATCAATGATTCCCACTAAACCGAGGTTTTCAGGAGTGAGGGTGATATCTTTTGTCCCATCAAACGCAACACCATTGATCTTGCGAGCTGTCGCTAGTTTAGTCGCTGCCGATGCCGTTCCTGCAGTTGGCAATGCTCCGATGTTTGCCGGAGTTAGAGCGATATTCGCGGTGCCATCAAAAGCCACACCATTAATGGTGCGAGCTGTTGCCAGTTTGGTTGCTGCCGCTGCCGTTCCCGCAGTTGGCAATGCCCCGATGTTTGCCGGAGTTAGAGCGATATTCGCGGTACCATCAAACGCCACACCGTTAATGGTTCGAGCTGTCGCCAGTTTGGCTGCTGCTGCTGCCGTTCCCGCAGTTGGCAATGCCCCGATGCTTGCCGGAGTTAGAGCGATATTCGCCGTGCCATCAAAAGCCACACCATTAATTGTACGTGCTGTCGCCAGTTTGGTCGCTGCTGCTGCCGTTCCTGCAGCTGGCAATGCTCCGATGTTTGTCGGAGTTAGAGCAATATCCGCAGAACCATCAAACGCAACGCCTGCGATCTTTCTTGCTACAGCCAGTTTAGTTGCGGCCGCCGCAGTACCCGCTGCAGGTAGTGCGCCGATATTCGCGGGGGTTAGTGCGATGTCCGCCGTGCCATCGAATGTCACTCCTGCAATTTTCCTGGCCATTGACAGTTTGGTCGCCGCTGCCGCTGTTCCATTTGCAGGCAAAGCACCAACATCAGCCGCAGAGGGTTTATTATTCGGACTGTAGACGCGTTGACCTTTTTCCTGAAGTAAAGAGGCGTTTACCGTATGGCCAAACTCAATATTGCCTGTGGCCAGGTCAATTCTGAGTGGCCGCAGGCTATTGAAAGCACCGCTGGCTGCATCTTTATTGGTTAGCAGAATATAAAAACCAGCCCCATCGTTACGAAAAATAGCGCCATATCCACCATTAATCAGACGCAGCGCGTCGGCTACCGTTGAAATCAACGCACCGGTCAATGTGCCGCCCGAAATGGGTAATGCGCCTACGCTGGCCGGTGTCAGATCAATATCGGCAGAGCCATCGAATGTCACGCCTGCAATCTTTCTTGCAGCCGCCAGTTTCGTTGCTGCTACCGCCGTGGCGGTTTTCCCCAAGTAGCGACCATCTCCAGTTGTGATGTCGGGGATATCGTTGGCTCCTGTACCTACTGCGCGGGTAGCGGCAGATTTTAATCCGACATTGTCCATGAATTTGGCTTTGTCGGGGATGTCCGCGCCGTTTTGTTCTTTCTCCAGTTTTTGCGCCAGCTTATTCAATATCGTGGTCGAAAAGTTAGGGTCATTTCCCAATGCAGAAGCCAGCTCTTTTAGAGTATCTAATGCGCCCGGAGAGCCATTGACCAGCGCGGCAATTGCCGCCATCACGTAGGCTGTCGTGGCAATTTGCGCGTTATTGGCTCCTGCAGCCGCAGTAGGAGCCGTTGGAGTTCCCGTCAGCGTCGGGCTAACTTTAGGGGCATACTGGGTATGCGGATCGGCAGCTTTGACATGCGATTGCAGATCCTCGCCCGTTTTTTCCTGCTGTTCCTTCAGATATCCGGTACGATTAGCCAACTGCTCCGCCTGTCGGTTAGAAATACCGCCGGGGCCACCAATCACGGGGTCGGACGTCTCCAGTTGGTAAATGCCGTCAATCCACTCTTTTTGTTCAGGCAGGTTAGCCATTATGCACTCCCGTAATTGTAGCTGCCGTCATATGACGCGGTTTCGTTGTAGCGAATAGGCACCCCCAGATATTCCAGGCTGGCCAACAGGCAGCGGGCGGGGGCGATCATTTCCAGTGTGTTACGCAGCATCTGCGCCTGGTCATTGGTGATGGGTTGTTGCAGCAGAACGCGGTAAACCGGCCATTTACTGGGGTCTCCATAGACCATATGGCCGTTATAGCTGCGGATGCCGTTATAACTGAGGCGTCCGATGTGTTCGATTAACTCAACATCGCCAAACCCCAGACTACGGATAACGTCACGAACGGCCCATTCCGTTCCTTTGAAGCGATGCCGCTCTATCGCTGACTTAATCATGGCGCGACGGGCATCTTCAGATTCGGCCAGTTGCCAGCCGTCCTCCTTCAGTGAGAACTGCTCGGCCAGTGCATCCAGTGCGCTGCTATCGACGATATCGACCAGATAGACAATCACGGCTTCAACCTGCAGCACATCGAACCTGTCCAGCAGTGACGCCAGTACGCTAAACCGCAGATCAGATGCCAACGGGGGCGGAAGCAGGTCTTTACTCATCAGCCACGCCTGCAATGGTTATTGCAATGTCGGTACAGATAGCGAGTTGCCAGTCATCAAGCACCTGCAAGGTCGGGGACAGCAGCTCAACGCTGTAAACCCCATCTAGCAACAAGGCGGCATTAATCTGACTGGGCACGATGTCCTGCCCCAATGTTGCCCGACGTTGTTCTGTCCAGGCTAATGCCGCCTGTTGTGCCGCCTGCTTAACTGGTAATGCCTGCACATCGCGCTTTAGTGTCAGTCTGGCATGGAGTGAATATTCCACAGGAACCGGGGATTTAGCCGCGACGGTGTCCGTGAGTGGGCGGACTTTTTCATCCGAACAAACGCTGATCACTTGCGCCAGCACGCTGTCATCAGGCAGGCCCATTGACAGCAGCGGATATAAATGAACGGTGCCTGGTTCGGCTCTGACCACCGCCACGTCAACAATATCAGGGTGAGCGCTCAGTGCGTGGTAGCGGTACGCCAGCTTTGAGCCTGCGGTGCTGAAGGACTCCGGGGCCAACTGGATGCGTTCGCGCAGCCGGTCATCGGTTTCTTCATCAGAGCCACCGGCGCTGGCAGTAATATTTGTCACGGTGAAATCGATGTCGTCAATCTCATCCAGCAGCGTGCTGATTTGCGCCGGTTGCCAGTTATTACCGACCGATCCCGCCTGCGTACAGGTTGCCGTCACCGTTGCGCTCAGTGTGCCAGCCTTCATTATCACATCGCTATCCGTGGCAAATACGACGCTGTCGGAGGCGCTGACGCGAGTTCCTGCTGGAATCAGCGTATCGGTTAATAATGCGCTTTCGACGCTAAATTGCAGCGTCGTCTGTCCGGCCAGCGCCGCAAGACGGTACGTTCCCACCAGTTCGCCGAGATAATCCAGCATTGGTGCGTGAGCATAGCGCACCAGATTCTGTTTGGCCGCATCCTGAATCGCGCTGCGTACCAGCATTTCGCGATAGGCCATCAGATCAATCAGCAGCCGTTCGGCCTGCGCCGGATACAGCGTCTTACCGCTGTCTGCCTCATATTTTGCAATCAGCTCAGCGGTAATCTTCGCCGCATCGCGTTCAATGAAGACAGGTTCCGTCGTTACCGCCATAACACCTCCGTAGCCTGTAGCACGCCGCTGGTTGTTTCCCAACTCAGGCGTAATGTCATATGAGAACCATCAATCAGCGGTTTCACGGCCAGCAGCGAACAACGCGGCTCCCAGCGCTTAATCGCCTCGACCGTCTCCCGCACGACGTGCGGAATGGCCCGGTCAATCGGGTAGTCGATGTAGCGATGCAGATTGCTACCAAATTCGGGACGGTGGGGATCGCTGCCGCAGGGTGTGCGCAGAATGATGTGAATGGCCTGAGTGATATCGGCAACCCCCTCGACGAGTTCGCCAGGGCGTTGCAGGGCCGGTTGCCAGTAAACAGAATTAGTATTCATGGGGGCAGTATCGCCCCCGGCAGGATGGTTGGTTATTAAAGGGGATGAAAAATAGGTGTAGCGGTTTATTGACCTTTTTCAGCTATCTTCGTCCACAAAAAATTACAGAATGCGCTACAGGCGACCAGCATAAATTTGGCATCGGCAAAAGAAGGATGCGCCGACTCATCGGTTAGTGCATGTCGGATACCGCCGCTGTCGCTGGTATAGCCGTAGAGATTTGAAAAAGCATTTTTCAGGCTTGGGTGCAGGCCGATAGAGGTTTCAATTTGTTTAAGGCTTTTGCCTAACGTACCTTTCTCGTCGCCAGAAATAACGTTACACGCTGACTCAACGGCGGAAATCGATTCTTTGATTGAGTTACGGTAGTCTGGCTGTTTCCGGTCAGATAAAAGCTCCAGTGCTTGTTGCAGGTGGGTTTTTACTGATAGTGAATTGCTTTCTATCGCACACTCTATTGCTGAAATTTCTTGTTCGTCAGTGGTTTCTAGTACCTTCCCATCTACAATACGGTATGCAGCATTTTCTTCTTCCAGAACATTGTTCAATCTTTTGGTTAATTTGCTCTCCCAATCTGGAGAAGAACACCTCAGTGTAAACTCAATGAAATCGTAAATTTCATACCACTCACCTGAAAAAAATATTTTCCTAAAAATATCAAGAACATTCAGTCTACTATTGGAATATTTATAATTAAAAAGGGGCATAACATCAGCTGCTCTCTTAAAAAAACCGACCCAAATAAGGCGAGCAACATTTTCAACTTTACTTGTCTCTACAGGGTTACCTGCTTTGTACTTACCCCATATTTCTATATATAAACAATTCCATAATCCAGTTCTTAATTCAGAGTCCATCGACTCACGTTGAATCGCTTTCTGCATAGGGCGGATTCCCATCCGCTGAGAAAATGACGGCATATGCTCACCTGAAAAGTAGAAAAAATTCAGTGAGTATGATGATTCGAGTTGCCGCCCTTGTCTATGATCTTACCACTGGCATCAATATCCCCCAGAACGCTGACATTGCCCTGAATCGTTGCCGCTGCGCCACTCCCGCCAGAACCCGCCATGCCGCCCTGATAGGTGAGCTTGCCTTTAACCAGCAGATTGCCCGTGACTTCCGTTTCTGATGCATCAATGGTGGCCTTTGATGTTTTCACCGTCACGTCCGTACCACAGGCGATCACGATATGCTCGATGCCGCCGTTGATGGTTAATGTATGCGTCTTGCGGTCGTAGTAAAACGAGGCGCTGTCGGAATAGGTAACGCCGCGTACGTCCGGGTTATTAACCGGTGGCTTATCGACACTGGAGTAGACCGCGCCCAGGATAACGCCGTCCTCGCCATTTTCATCCAGCAGCACCACAACCTGCTCACCGACGTCGGGCAGCCAGTAATCTTTATTGTTCTGGGTATTGTGTTGCAGGACATCAAGCCAGTTGGTGCGCATATTATCGCATTCAGGCAGACGAACGCGGGCGCGGACGCTCTGCGGATCAACCGCGCTGACGGTGCCCACCTGTCGGGATACACTCATTTTTTCTTTTCCGTCGTCGTGGTTGCCGTGGTGCCATCCGCTTTGTAAACCGTCAGCGTCTGCGTTTTCTTCTTTTTCTTGCCGTTGGTCACCGGGCCGCGAGCGATTTCCAGCTCGGTCACATAGCCGCTGCTGCGATCAAACGAATGCCGGGCGCTGGTGATAAGCCATTGCCCGGATAGCTGACCAAATTTCACCAACTCTATTTTGTTGCCAGCAGTGAGTTGTGGCGTTCCCATCAGCGTCAATGAACCGATCTGCTGGTATTCGTTATGTGAATCCAGCGCAGCATCGGCTTTGAGCTGCGCACTGTCTTTGTCCGATGAGCGACTGGTGACCTTGAGCGTATCCTCACTGGTGGATTTCCCGCTCTCTTTTACCGTGTTTGTCGTCGTACTCCCATCGGAATGGTACGTCACCAGCTTTTTGTCGCTGGCCTTCTGGTGCTTCAGTTTTGCCGACTTATACACCTGGTTGATGGTGTCACGCAGAGAATAGCGGGCGACATTGGTGGGTGATAACTGCTTAACGGGATCAAGCTGACGCAAGGTGGCCAGATGAGAAAATATCAACTGATCGCTGACGACTTTTACCGCATAGCCATACTCGCTGGCCAGCCGCTTCAGGAAGCCGACATCGGTTTCTGCATACTGCGTGACGCGATCAATCTTTATTGACTCAATGCCACCGACTAGCTTCAGGCTGTGCTTTTTGGCGATACGCCCCGCGATAGCAGCCAGCGTGGTGTTCTCAAAGCCCCGACTGGATTTGGTGCGTAGCGCAGTGTTGACCGACGTAGCCACACCACGGATAGACACCGTTGACGGCGGCGCACTGACTTCAATCTCATCAATAGAAAATGTCCCACAAGACAGCAGTTTCTCACCGCTGTAACCGAGCTTGAGCGTCAACGTATCGCCTTTCCCCGGATACCACTTATCCAGCCAGCGACCGTCAGTGTCATCCAGTGCGACCTCGATGGTGTCCGACTCAGACTTGATATTGTCGCTATAGCTGACGCGGGTAACATAAGGCGCGATATCGCTGGTGATATCTTTCTTCAGATACCACAGGATAAATACCGGTTGCAGGACGTCTGAGGTGCCAGGCAACGGTGCAGTTTGTTGAATTAACGTAGCCACGGTGCAACCTCCTCGGCGTTTTCTACTTCATCTTGTTCAATCATCGGGATCAAGAGAACGATGCCAGACGGTAATAAGGGCGTAACGGCCACATGCGGGTTCGCCATGATGATCCGGTCATAGCCCAACGGGTCGCCATAATAATGTTGTGACAGCGAATCCCACCGGTCACCCATTTTTGTCACATGCTCGATGTACCTCATGCTTTCCTCGCCACAATGGTCGATGTCATTTTACTGAGTGCCGGAGAATTGTTTTTCAGCAGCACGCCAGCGGCATCGAATTGCCCGGAGACGGTATTCAATGCGGCGGCCAGATTGCGGCTATCTACGTCTGCCAGCGATTGTCGTGCTGCTGCTATAAACGTTGCGGCCTGACTGGTATCACGGGCTAACCGCACCGCATCAGGAAAGGTATCCTTGACGGCATTCAGCGCAGGAATAGATGACATTAGCGGCGCAGTCACGCCGCCTATCTGTGACATCAGACCGGGAATACGGGTTAGTGCAACAGTCGGATTGGTCGCCATCTTCTGCACCGCACGTACCGTACTGGCGGCGGTGGTAAGGGCAGACTGCGCTTTTTTCGCATAGCTCACGGCATCGCGTACCGATTGCGCCATGCCACTGGGTTTGGTGACGGCGCCGGTGACGACGCCCGTACCAGGAATCGCACTGTTAATCGCGGATGGCTTCAGTGGGCTTTTCGGGTCGCCGATGTACTCGCGCAACGTCACTTCCGCCGTCATGGCCATCACGTTGCCGGATGAGTCGGTCTGCTGGCTGCTGGCCGTCACCGCAGTAATCACAAACCAGCCGCGATAGTCGCCATTGCCGAATACCAGCGCCAGCGCCTGATGCTCCCGCATCGCGCGGCGTAACCGCGACAGCTCGTTATCCGGTGTGCAATACAAGCTGTGGAATACCAGGCTAATGCGGAACTCATCGAGCTGTTCGCCAACGAACTGCAGCCCTGGCTTCCCCCCGATACGGCTGTGTTCGGCATAATCGACGCCGAACGTCGATTCAAAACCATCCCAGTAGGTAATCAGCTCAAACTCAATATCACCCAATACGGCGAACATCAGGCATACCCCCGGCGCTGTTGTTGCGCCACGATGCGCCCCATCATCTTCTCCAGTTCGTGCAGGGACAGATTCAGGGCGCGGGTGATTTCCGGCGTCGCCGACGTTTTCTGACCATTGAGGTAGATATTGGGGGAAAACGTCACGCGTAAGCCGCTGTTACGCTCTCCACCGCCAGACCGGGCTTGCTGTCGTGGGGACGGCATTTCCGGTACGACAGGGAGTTGTGGCACGTCTGGTCGTGTTTTTGTCAATGGGCCGTCGCTTATTACTCTTGGTTGCGGTATCGGCTCACGGGTGAGAGACGGCATGACGGGAGCACGCAAGGGTGATATGCCGACAGCAGGCATATCAATCGACGGCACGGCGGGGGTTAATGCCTCAGCCAGATGCTGTCCGGCTGAGGCAGCCAGCGGTGTGGTGCGGCTAATCCCCATCGCGGCCCCCTGCGATATATTATCGCCGAATGCCGCAAAGACCCGACTGGGGGAATGAATACCTAATTTCTCGGCAAACCAGCCTTTAATATTATCGCCTAATTCACCGACGACCTTTTTTGCGCCTTCCCAGGCATTTCTAATACCGTTCACCAGACCACTGATAATATTTGCGCCAAAGTCGGTAAACTTGCTCGGCATATCAATGCCGAAATATTTCATTACCTCAGCGAATACAGTGTAAAAAATACCGATGGGCGACCAGTTTAGTATCAACTTTGTTACGCCGCCAATGCCGCCGCTAAATGCAGTTTTAATATCATTCCAGCGTGCACGAAACCAATTACTGATAGGCTCCCAGTAGCGATAAACCAGATAGGCTGCGACGGCGATCCCCGTCACCAGTAACCCGATGGGGTTCATCAGCAATGCGCGCCCCATAATCATCACGGCACGGCCCACTAACGTAATGCCGCGCAGTAACGCGCCACCCAGCACACGGCCTAATACCAGCGACACACGCCCCAGCCATCCTGCGCCGCTGGCCAGTAGTCGGATGCCGTTGAGGATCCCGCCGCCAAAGAGCCGCCCGACGGTCATTACGCCATTCCCTATCCACAGCAACCCACGACCGGCTAACTGGATGCCGCGCCATAGCACGCCTCCCAGAGAACGGGAAAGATTACCTGCGCTTCTGGATAAATTACCCAATACGCCAAGCCACTGGCGAGCACGACCACCGGCACCGAATGCGGTTTGGAGTAACAGCCATTTGGAGCGCAGCAGCACCGCGCCTTTCCAGAGGTCAACAACAGGGGACAGCAGCAGATTTAAGCCCAGCTTGGTGCCGATAGCCGCCGCTTTAAAGGCAATCAGCCCCGCAGCGGCCATTACGACACCTTTCACAATTTCAGGGTTGGCGGCGATCCATTTCCCTGCCTGGTCGATCAGGGGAATGATAGTTTCGCCCAATGAGATTAGAGCGGGCTTTAATGACTCGCCAATGCCGATAGCCGCTTCATTCATGCGTATTTGGGTTTGTCGCCAGCGGGCTTCTAACGTCTCATTTTGTTTGGCTGCGTCTTTATCCAGTGTTTGTTGTGCATCGGGGCTATTCATTTCCTGTTTGTTGGACTGATACTTTCCCCAATCCTGACGCATCGAAATCAAATGCTGGGCGGTCTGAATATCAGTAAATATTTCTGCCATCCCGAATGATTCAAATAATTTTTGCTGAGTCTCCTTATCACCGATTGCACCTGCTTTCTGCCACTGATCGGCAAATGCTTTGCCCTTGCTATCAATAAATCGGTTGGCAATCATGAGAGAGGCTTCATATTGCGAAAATCCCTTTGCAACATAATCCTGCATGGACGCTTTATAGTTGATGCCTGCCTTCTCATACTTTTGAATGGTGTCACTGCGGTTCATTGCGGCCAGCCAGTTGGTCATATTGGTGACAGCTTCTTCCGCTGAGCCAGAGCCTTTTGCTACTTCGAGACTGGCGACAATCTGGGTAATGGCGTCTTTACCGACAATCCCCTTGGCTGCAAAAGACTTTGCCAGTCCTGGTAGCGCTTTTGCCATGTCTTTCAGTTCAAACGACCCCAGCTTTGCCCCCGTCGCTGCCATAGCAAAGGCTTCTTCCATTTCTTTGGGATCGGTGATTTGCAGTGCAGAGCTGAAGGCATACGTCATCTTAGCCAGCTCTGTCATGTCGCCTTTCGTCGCGGTGGCGGTTTTACCCAGCATGTTGGCAAACTTTGCGGCTTCTACGGGGTTCATCCCATCCGCAACCAGTTGACCGACGCCGCCCAGTAACGCCTCCTGTGTCTGATTGACCTTTAGCGTGGCTTGTCGAATCGCCGTCCCAATAGCCTGTTCCTGCGCCTTATCCAGATCTCCCGTCACCGCAATATCTCGTAGCCCCGACTCAAAGCTGGCGTATTGTTTTACCGAACTCACAATCGGTGACGCTACCGTTCTGACCACCGCATAGGTCTCCGCACCTTTGGCGTAGAGCGCCATCCGGTTTGCCCGCGCCGCATCGCTGGTTGCCGCCGCTGTAGCGAGTCGGTTCTGCTGGCGCTGTAGCTGTTCTATCGTGTGCCCGACGCGTTGCAGGTCGCTGTTCAGTCGCTGGCTGGCGCGTGAACCGAGCTGGCCATAACGTTCCGTCGCCCGCGTGAGTGCATTTTGGCGCTCCTGAAGGCGACGGGTGGTTTCACCAATCGAATCCAGAGTGCGGCGGGTTCCCGTAACGGCGCTGCGAAACGCGCCGGATATGGCCCCGCCAATAATCACGCCTATGGAAAATTCTGTGGCCACGATGTACTCTTCCTTTAACGATGCGAAACAGGGATACGGATATGGAAAATGCGCTCATGGTATGTAAAGGACTGCTGATAACGGTATTCGGCGGGACGTATCTTTATCTGCTGACAAAACTGGTTATCTATACCGTTAACAGCAGCAGTGAGCCGTTTGTCTGGGTGCTGATGATTGGCGGCGGTGCAGCATTATTATTGCTGGTCCTGGCACTGGCCGCGTTTCTCCTGCAACCCGCCGTCTATCTTCTCGCCGCGCTATTTGTGGGCGTCGGTGCCCTGATTAGTCGCTATCGCCGTTCTCACGTTTAATCTGTTCGCTGGCTGTTTCCAGCCAGCTTTCAAACTCATCCAGATCCAGCTCGTTCAACTCACTCGGCTGAAACCGAAACCACCTCGCCAGCAGCGCCTGCGCCTGAATCAGCGTTTTCGGATGATGCAGCCACCCCTGTAAGGTGCTGAAATCGTTTTTGCAGCGCCAGATAGTCAGCCAAATCCATCCCGTCCAGATCTTCAGGCGGCAGACCGCTGGAACGCGCAATCAGCAGGTCATCCCAGTCTTCGGCTTTATCACTGATTTTGCGTACCGCTTTGAGGTCTTTGACCTGCAGACGCCGCAGAGACAGGGATTCCAGTTTGACGCCTGCGGCAGTGGAGTAAGGGATCGATAACGTAAAGGTTTCAGACATGTTGATGCTCCCGATGACATTAATGTGAATTAGCGTTCAGGGGCAGTATGGCGAGGGGCAGAGAAAATCAATATTAATGGCAGTTAACGAAAAAAGGAGGGAAACCTCTCCCTCCTTTATAGTTAAAATACAGCGTTTGCTTAGTCCAGTTGCAGCACGCCATGCAGCTCAGACTCGGAATAGGCAATCAGCCCGCAATACTCCGGCACGAGAGTGCCATCATTGGCTTCAAAGGCGGGAATGGTGCCATGGGTGATGGTATACGCTGGCTGGCCTTCCGATTCTGCAAACTCAGCCAGCGCCTTGATCTGCTCAGCGTTTAGTACGATTTTCTCGCTCATAGTATTTTACCCCCCGATATTGATGCGATAGTCCGTCAGCTGGTCGATGCCGCCCACGCGGAAGATATTGGCCAGATAATCCAGCTCCAGCAGCTCTTCGCCGTCCAGTACCTGCTTCAGATAGGAACAGGTGAAGCTACTGGAGAACTCGGCGTTCTCATGCTGCTTGAAGGTTCCCAGCGGGTTCTTCTTGAACATGATGGTCATGTACGTTACCAGCGGGATTTCATCGATACGCCCCTGCGAACTGTAGCGCTCGACGCTGGAGCGGCACTGCAACGCCAGCGTCTTGTAAGGGTTCGCCGCGCCGAGCATCGCGTCCCGATAGAACGAGTTCCACTTGATCTCGCCTTCGAGTTTGTCGAATCCGGCGGGCAGTTCAACCTTGCCCACCATCCCCAGCGCCTTATGCTCCTGCATCACCATGCTGACATCCGGCAGTTTCACCTCTTCAGCACGTCCCAGCAGGTTCACCCCATCCAGATAGATATTGGCGTTGGTGATGCGGTTTACTTCAATTTTCCCGGCCATCAGCTATTGCCCTCCAACGTGACCAGATATTCGGAGGTGATCTCCGTCTCAAACGTCAACCGCTCTAACGGCGGTGGCGGCGTGTACTTGTAGCTCAGCAACAGGTGGCCCGCTGCCAGCTCCGTTTCTTCATTACGTGCCGGGTCATACCAGCATTTGAAGCCCAGCAGCGCACCGTCGCCAATCAGCTTACGGCCATAGCCGTTCACCGATTCGGTCAGCGCGTCGACCAGCGCCTGGGTAATAGGCATATCGATATACTGCTGGCTGAAGTAGCGGATGGATTCGTTGATCACGTCGCCGGTGCGCCGCACGTTCTCAAAGTTGCGCATATGGGTAACGGTCGGCCACGCCGCGCAGCGGTTGCCCCACAGGCGCAGTCCGGAGCCGTAGCTGTTGAACACGGTGGTAATGCCTTGTTCGTTCAGCAGGTTCACTTCACTGTTCGGGTCGTCGATCATCGCAGATAACTGACGCTCCACGCCGGTGATGCCCAGCAGCTCTTGATTGGAAGACGACCACCAGAAACCTCTCTCCAGGTCGACTTTGGCACGCAACCCCGCCGCACGCTGTGACAGCGGCTCCAGCCGTTCAGCGTTGGTTTGTGCGTCATAGACCTTGACGTGCGGATAGCACAGCCGCACGCGGTCGGAACTGGTGTTGAAATTGATGGTGCCGGTCGGGCCGCGACCTGCCAGCACCTGCGCAAAGGTGGTGCCAATCGGTGCATCGATATAGGCGATGGCATCGAGTTTGTCAGCCAGCGCAATCAGCTCCACGCTGACGCTGTTCTGGGTACAGAACACCGGTGCAATGAGGATTTTGGCAAAGAAGCCAAACTGGTTATAGGTATCGTGCAGCAGCTTCATGCCGGTACGGTTCCCCGCTGCATTGACCGCGCCGATAATCTCCGCCGCCGTCACTTTGGTCGGGTCAGCGTAATCGTAGCTGGCCAGCACCGCCTCATCCGTGGGAATGTTGTTATTCAGTCGGGTAATGACACCCGTCTGTGCATCAAGCTGGTAGTCAGTGCCGTCACTATACGGCGTGGTTTCCAGCGACTGGCGCAACACCAGATTAGCCACCGCACGATGGGCCAGTTGCGCGTTTCCTGTCGCGGCTGCCAGCGTCACGCTGACATTATCAACGTGGGTTTTATGCACCTCCGGGTCGAGCACGTTGATGACCAGCACCGTTCCCGCGCCGTGGTCATAGATAGCATCCAGCGCCTGCGGAATGGTAAAGCCGCTGTACTGGCTGCCGAACTGCGCCGCATCTTTCTCCGACAGGCACAGCGTGACGGTATCGACTGGCCCCGTTGGCGCGGTGCCGATGAGGCCGATAACGGCGGATTTCACGGTTTTTACCGGACGTGCGCCGTTTTCCACTTCCGTGGTTTCGACGCCGTGTAAATAGTTAGCTGCCACTGTTCACCTCCGTTTTCTCGTCAACGGTATTTTTACGGCGGGAGGTGGACACACCGACAACCTCCGGCTCGGCGTGTAAATGCTTCAGCGCGACCAGGGTTTTGACGTAGTCGTGCGCCTCCGGGAGTTCAACCACACTGTCTGGCCACAGCAGCACCTCGGTGCCGTCGGCCAGCGTCACGCCACTGGCCGGGCCGGTATAACGGTATTTCATGATTCGCTTTCCTCATAATTAACGACGGTCAGTAACGGCCCATCGGGTAAATCGGTGTCTTCCATCTGGACGGATTCGATGGAGAAATCCAGCGCGTACTGCCACAGCCCGCCGGCATTGCCCAGAAACACGTCACGCACCAGCCAGATTTTTCGGCGACAGTTCGGCGGCTTGTAACCGCACAGTACCCGCCGCACGATATCCAGCACCGCCACCGCGCCCTGACGTCCGTTCAACTGACGGAACACCACGGTGGTGTTCAGGGTGATCGTGTGGGACTGCATCACCGCGCCGATATCTTCCGGTTTTCCAAAGCGGGAACCGGCATAGCTCACCAGAACCGCCCCAACTGGATGATTGAGGCGGAAGTCGGCGGGCTTCTCCGGGAAATACTCAATCTGTAGCTGGGACAGTTTTTCCTTCAGACGAGCGACAACCGCCTCGATAACCGGATTGACGTCCATCAGTATTTCTCCAGCATGCCGTCGCTGCCGCCAAAGGTTGGCCGACGCGCCCGTACCCGAAACTCACCAGACTCCGGCACATCCTGGCTGGTTGACGGTAAGGCCAGCGTCAGCTTCGCATCACGAATATCCACCAGTTGACGCGTCGCCACCTTGTTGTCGTCTTTTACCGTATCCGGCATCGCCCCTTCCGGGCGACGGGCATACAACCGGTAGCGGGTCAGCGTGACCGCAATGTCGCGTAGCACGGTGGGGATTTCAGCCAGCGGCAAGGTGTAACGCCCGCGCAGATGGGCATCGATCAGCTCATCGGCATAGCGGATGCAACTGTCCACTACCGTGGTGTTAACCGGAGGTGGCGCATCAAATCCCACCGTTTCATTGGTCAACTGGATCAGCGTGGACTCCGGCACCTGTTCGAGTAAATCCGCCAACGTGCAGTACATAGTTACACCCCGCGCAGGATGCGGATGACGTCGCCTTCGGCGAGGGCTGCATCCAGTGCGATGCCGTTCGATACGCCCGCGTCCGTCAGCAGAACGGCACGGGCTGACTTGTCGGACTGGACAGACTGACCGCGTTCGACAGCCGCACCGGCTTCCACGGCAACGATACCCAGCACATTAACCGGCACTGCATCGCCTGCCGCACCATCCACCTCGGCAACGCCCAAGGCGGCAGCACCCGCCTGACACGGGGCGTTATCCGCGCCGACAAAACGCTGCTGCGCCAGAGCAGCAGTAGCCAGAACCGTGGTGGTCAGAATGACCTGTTGTGTGGCTCCCATAATGCCCCCGTTATTTCAGGATGTTAGTGATGAGATACCCGGCATCGCCGCCAACTACCGCGACTTTGTAGATATCGGTGAAACGCGCGTAGGAGACTTTGCCACCCACGCCCGGATACTTATCGGCGACGGGCATCCCCTTGCGCCGGAAGGTGTAGCCGAACGACGGTTCGTTTTCATCCGCACTTTCCGTACCAGGCTGCGGCGGAGAAACGTAGTGCAGCATCAGGTTGTCGGCCCAGACATCCCCCGCATCTTTCTTCTCCGATTCCGATGCAACCGGCTCGCCGATCAGCACCTTATTGATCTGGAAAATATCTTGCAGAATTTCCGCCGTGATGCGCTTGCGCTCGTTGGCACCAATCTGCGCCTGGATCGCCGGGTGATAGCGCAGCACCGACATCACGCTGGCACCCATCGTCATCAGGTTCGGACGTAAGCCCGTCGCATTACGAATCGCTTCGATACCCGCTTCAATCGCAGTGACGGGTTCACCCTTACCGTTTGCCCAGCGCTCCGCGGCGGCCAGCGCTTTTTTCGAACCAGCCAGATAGACTTTCGGGTCTTGCGCCAGTCGGGCGGCATACAGTTCTCGCTTCAGGTTGACGCCGTTGGTCGCACGACGAATGGCTTTTGCCTCTTCGTTGAACAGCGACTCGGCCTGCTCGCGGTAGTCGACCGGCGCGGCCAGGTCGTGCTCGTTAAGCACCAAATCCATCGAACTGGATTTTTCCCGCAGCAGAACGTTACTTTCTGCGCCGACTGCACGTTCGGTGTCGTATTCAACGAATGCGCCTTTACCGAACAGCGGCACCACGATGCCTTCTTTCTCCACCTGAACGATGGGGAAGATGTTTTCACCGATAAACGCGGCGTTTCTGTAACCCCGTGCGACACTGGTCAGCACAGGGTCAACGACGCGTTTACCTCTTAAATAATCAGACATGATGTTTCCTTTTTTTACAGTGACAGATTGCGGCGGTTACAGGCAGCGGGCGACGGCAGCGTCGTAGCTAATGCCTTCTTTCTTCGCCAGGGCCGTGGCTTTTTGGTGCAGTGCCAGGCGCTCAGGATCGGCTTCAGCAAATTCCGCTGACGTCGTGGTGAGATCGACGTTGACGCGGTCTTTGGTGGCGTGCTCGCTGAAATCCAGTACAGGCGTTGTACCGCCTAACAGTTCCTTAAACGCGCTGGCCAGCGGCTTTTTCACCTCACCTTCGGCGAATTCAACTGGCTGCTCGCCTTTGGAAACTTCATCCAGCAGCGCCACGACTACCGCTTTTGCGGCTGGCACTAAACGGCCTTCCGTCACCAGTTTTTCAGCAAAGGCGACGTTGCCGGTATGCACCGTTTCCTGCCGCTGCTTCACATCAGCAGCCAGTCGAGTGGCAGCATCTGCCTTCAGGCGGGCGTTCTCGGCCTGCAGGGCCTCAATTTCTTCTTTGGTCACAGTGGTGTCCTCATGGGTAGATGTGGGATTAGCGGGGTTGGGTTCCTGAAATGCTGGGTCGGCTTGTACGGTTTTGTCCTCCCGCATCGCTTCATCACGCAGCGTGTCGAGTTGCCACGACGGCAGGACGCTATCGGCGTCTTCCATGCCGAATTTGCTGATGATGAACTCACGCAGGCGACTGAACAGGCTGGCGCTGGTCATCATTCCCCAGTCGGCGAACTCAACCACGCCATCTTCCTGTTCATTGAAGGCTACCTGCCTCAACCCCTTAATCGACGGCGGCTGTGCGCCGAGGAACCCGACATGGCGCAGATAGAGCGTGCCGGGTTTCGGGTTATTGGGCGAATCAGGCAGGTAGAACGAGGCGGAAACTTTCTTGTAACGGCCTGCATCCACCAGTTCGGCGAACTGCGGATCGACCTGTTTAGGTTCAGCCAGCAGATCGCCGCCGCTGGTTGACAATGAAGCCACCCAGCCATAGGCCGGGGCATCTGCTTTCGGGTGGCCGATCACCATCGGGGCCTCATGCACCGCCGGATCATAAGCCGCCGCACACGCGACCAAATCAGCAGGCGTGAACGGCAATTGCGTGCCGTGCATATCGGTATGGGTGCCGGATTTAAAAATGTGGAGTGGCATAGTGCTGTCCCAGTTTGGAAAACTCAGGACAGTGTCAACGGAACCGTTAAAGTTGGCTGTTAACCCCCATTAAGAAAAACGGGGAGCAAAGCCGGTTTGGTATGGTGGGAATAGTGCGGCTGTAAAGCCTTTATAAAGGGATTTAAGCCATTTTTCAGGATAGGCGGCACATTGGCTTAACTGTGCCGCGTGAAATCAACGCTGCGCCGCAGATTCAAGATGCCGTTGGACGGTGTCCAATACTGAGTTGACCGCCTCGGATTGCAGGTTACCCTCTTCATCTATCGGCAGATACGGACGTGCAGGTAGTTCGACGGATTCATTGCGCCCAGTCTTACCGCCAAACTGGTGAATAGCAGCGTAGACGGTATTGGTGCCGATCATCGCCGTGCTGGAATCATATTCGGTTGACACCGAACCTTGCAACCGCCCGGTTTTGCGCAGTGTCTGGCCGTCTCGCTCTTCCGCCGCCTGTGACACAATCCATTCTGGCCGTCCGGTCTCGTCAAAATTGATATCGGTTTCCGCGTGCAGCGTACCGGCAATCTTGCGCATCGCCGGGGTCATATCCGCTGCGGCGCTCTCCAGCGCACGCAGTCCACGCCGCAGATCGCTGTCGTTAATCGTGATGCTGACGGTACTCATGACGATAACTCCTGTTTAGCCAGGGACGTGAGGCCGCCCTGATAACGGGCCAAATCCGGGCGATACGCCGCGCCCGGCGCATACGACCATCCCAGGTCGGTACTGATTTTGGTGCTGCCGGTATTGAACGTGGCCACGCGCTGCATCTCGCCGGTTTTCTCCGAGACCAGTTTCATCTCCCAGCCCATCGCATTAATGGCGTTGGCCACCTTTAGCCCGCGCCGTTCGATATCGTGCTGACTCAGGGCAATGACGCTACAGCGGCAGCGCCAGCCGTTCGGCGGGTAGAACGCTTGCCAGAACGGATCGTCGAAACGAAAAACCAGCCCATGCATCGACAGATGACTGTGGCGCGTATGCTTGTCGCGGATGGCGCTGTACATCCAGTAAGGCCGGTCGTCGACGTTTTCCATCTGTTCAGCCCATCGACCACTGCTGTAGAGCACCGACATATTGGTGCGGAAGATGGTATCCAGCCGCCACGGGCTACCCTGCTGAATAGTGACGGGCTCACCGGTCACCGGATCGGTGGTATCACGCGGCCCCCACCAGCCTTTCTTCTGCAGCACCGGCTCCAGCTCTTTATGAAACCAGCGGTCAGTCTTGCCGTCATCGAGCGTTTCCTGCAAGGCCCGGCGGATATCTTCCAGAATATCCAGCCGGGTCACTTTAGCGACGGTAAAGGCACGGGCGTGGGCGTCCTGCCAGACCTCTTCCCAGTCCCAGCTTATCGCATAGCCCTTTGCCTGCAGGTAGCCGATGGCACGTTTAGGCGGTAGCGTCATGCAGTAGGCCAGCTCAGTCGCGGTGATGCTCATGCAGACGCCCCCAGATATTGGCTACAAACAGAATACGCGCCAGCCGCTCCTGCAGGTCGTCGGCCTTCATCTGCGGATACAGCTCTGCCAGTTCGCCCAACAGATCGCCGGGACGGACGCCGGACTGGACACGTTCAAACAGCGGAGCCAGCAGCGGCTCCAGTATGCCGTCAAGCTGGCCACCGTTCATCAGAATATCCAGCGCGGCATCAAGCATATCCTGCGCCTGCACATCGGCAGCGACCGCCTCGGCGAACGCCAGCGATTGGCCGGGCGCATCCTGCGGCGGCGTTTCGTCAATATCGCCGTCCTGCAACTGGTACTCACGCTTCCAGTATTGCGGGGTGAAAACCACACCGGCGCTGCTGAGCCGTTCGTCACGCTCGGCCTGCACCTTATCGACGGATTCCTGCTCCCATAGCTGATACACCGGCGCGACAATATTACTGCCGAAATTGAGGTCAACCACCCAGCGGATCAACTGATTGATCGCGCTGGTCACGATATCGCTGTCGCCATCCCGGATATCATCGGTGACCTCCAGCCCGGCCTGCGCAGAAGCTTTGTTCGCTGTTGCTTCGGTGGTCTGGTTTTGCCCCAGCAAGGCGATAGCGATTTCACTACGCGATACGGCGATCAGATTCTGGTAAATCTCGCTGCTGTCGGCTTTGCCCGCCGCCTCTTTGATATCAACAGACGAGTCATCAGGAATAGCGGCAACGGCGTCCTCGATCATTGCTTCCAGCGAATCCAGCAGGTTGTCGATTTCCCCCTGCGGCGTGCCGCGAGGATGTTTGCCAATGACCCACGGCGAGCCGTATTTCTCAGCAAACCGCACCCAGAACTTCATCCCGCCCTTTTTAAAGGTGACGGGCCAGAAGCACATCGACAGGTCGGGGAAGCCATACGGGTTGTCGTAAGTCGCATCCTGACGCGGCACCAGAAACTTATAGTCCGGCACGGCTTCGCCCTCAAACCCGCTGTCACGGGAGCGGAAGCGCAGCCGGTTATCGGTGTCGAACTGGAACCAGTCGGCAGGCTTACCGACGATGTCGCCAACATGCCAGCTTGTCCCGGAGCGCTGCCACATCACTTCACAGGGCTGGTAGCCGTACAGCACCGCATCGGTCATTTCCCCGATAATGCGCGACATATCCATATCCGTCAGCATATCGCGGATATAGCTGAACACCCGGACAGGGGCGCTCCCTCTGTCGACGCCGCGCTCCAGCGTTTTCACTGCGGCCTTGCGGCGACGAATACAACCGCCGACTAACGGGTCAGTGCGCAACTCACGATAAATGCGGATGTCTTTTCCCTGCGCTTTCAGGATCGGGTCGGGATTGGGCAGGTACATTCCCAGCCCATAGAAATCCATGCTGCGGTCGCGTGAGGCGATCTGTTCGCTGAGCGATTTCTTAGGCTCGGAAAAGGAAACAAATTCGGTGGGGGAAACCCAGAGTCCGCGTGCCATTAGTAGTTCTCCAGTAGGCGGGCAGACGTTCTGCGTCCGCGGGAGGATGCCGTTACCGGCCCTTTGTTAATTTCCCGGCTGGCGTAGTAGGCCAGCGCCAGTGCAATGGCTGCGTCACCGTGGCGTTTACCGCCATCTGATTTGGCTTTTGAACGCTGCTCCGGCACGCGGGGAACGCCATTCACCACCTGAACAGCCCGCAGATCATCCAGCGTGTCCTCATCTTTTGGCAGGTCGACAAGATTACCGTCTTCCAGCGCGGCTTTGACGGGCGGCATATTGTCCCGATACCAACCCTCCGTGGGCATAACTTGCTGTACCCGACTGGCTCCGTAACGCTGCATAGCGTATTCCGCCAGATATGCGCCATTGCCCCGTGCGTCGAACGCCGCACCCAGCAACATCGGCAGGCCATCCATCAGATACCAGGTGATCTGCTCCTGCTGTTTGAACGGCACGTTACGCAACTCCAGAACGAACGGCACCTGCCGTACCAGATTTTTCTGTTGCAACAGGGGATAATCTACCGACAGGTCACCACTGCGGCCAAAATCACGCCCCAGAAACGAGCGAGCACCTCTCGGTAGTACATCCAGCAACGGTTTCAGATGGGTATCCAGCCAGTCCTGTGTTTCGCTCCAGCGGGTTTCATCGGATTGCAGTTCATAACCTTCCGGGCAGGTCAGACGTAAAACGGGGGTATCGGCTGACATTCGTGATTCAATCAGGGCGCGAGACAGCCAGGCTCCACCGCCGTTGGCAGGGATACAATCCAGCTCTTCAGATGCACCGGTGCCGTAGAACTTGTACACCGAGGCCACCCACGCCCGTTCGGCTTCTTCCGACCACGCTTTCCCAGTACGCAAGCAGACGCGATGAAAGAGTCCCTGTGCTACCGCTTCCTTAAAGGTGATGCGATGTACGCTTCCACCTTGTCGTCCCGCACGGATGTCGGTGATCGTAGTATTAAATTCATTGTCATCGCTATCATGGGTGGAGATAACCCGTACTTTACCGCCCCAGATAAGCATGGCCATTGCCGCTTTCAGCAGCTCTTTTAATTGCTCATGGAACGCGGCTTCATCAATGACGATAACGCCCTGACGACCACGCAGGTTAGACGGACGACTGGACAACGCAACAACGCGAAAACCGGAGTCGGGAAACTTGATGGTGTAAGTCTTGATGTGTTTATCGTCTTCGTCTTCCTCCCAGAAGCCTTCCTCTATTTCACTGGCCGCGTAGTTAAACGCCCGCGCCCACATCGCACATGCCTGGATATACTCAACGGTCATGTCCTGGTTATAAGCGATATAGTAGACGTTCATTCCTCCAGCTACTGCTGAGGATGCAGCGATTAGTACGTTGTCGGAGGCTTCCGCCCAGGTAATACCAGTACGACGGCTTTTTTCAATGACTTTGAGTGGAGACGTATCAGCAATCCAGCTTTGTTGATAGGGCAGCAGAACGGGAGGTGCCTCATAGCCAGAGGTATCGGGTAAAACTGGAGCAAGCTGACTCATGACGCAATCCCCAGAATTTCCCGCCGCAGCGCCTGCACCGCATCGGTTGACAAGCCACCTTTGCGGGCGATCTTCTCGGCGTTGCTGGCAGCTTGCTGCGCTTTGGTTCTGACTTCAGCCTGGAACTTCTTCAGATTGACGCTGGCCCGCGACAGCGTAGCGACGTTCTTGGCGACTTTGGACAACAGCGCCACGCGCTCCTGTGGGTCGATTTCACCTTCATCGGCTTCCTGCAACTGGACGATGCTCTCAAACAGTTCAGTCTGGATTAGCGCAATGACCGCCTCCGAACGCGCATCCTGATCGTCCGCCGCGCCTTCAGTCAACATGCGGGCGGCTTCCGTTGCGGCACGAATGGCACCAAAACGCTTTTCAATCTTCTGGCCATAACGGTGGATCGCCGATTTGCTGATGATGTAACCCTGCTCACGTAGCAGGCTCTCCAGCTCCGCATAACCGCTGAAGCCAGATTCGGTCAGCGCCCGCTCCAGCCAGCGGCGGGCCTCTTCCGGCAGTTTGTCGATAGTGCTGCGACGGGCCATATCATTCGCTCCAGTATTTTTCAGGCCGGGCGATCCCAGGGCCGCACTCAACCGTGTACTCCACAATGTCAACGCCCAGCCGCGTCAAATCGGCAAACCAGTCACCGCTAGGGCGTTTGGTCAGATCCACCATCTTGCGGTCAGACAAATAGTCCAGTTCGCGTCGTAGCTCCAGCGGTGTGGTATCCGGGTAAATAGCCCGTGCGATATCCAGCAACAGCGTCTCACTGGCGGTATACGGGCGGGTTTTATTGAGCGCGACCAGCAAACTCCAGCGCAGTCCCTCACGGCGCACGCGGGTGATATCAACCATGTTGTCCTCCGTTAATTCGGTGCTGTTGCACCAATTCCAGCTTGTTGTAAACCGCATCCAGCTTAGCCTCGATCACCGTCTGCCCACGGATGTAGTCCTCACGCCGGACATAGGTCACTGGAAGGTCGGCTCGAAATTCCAGAAACTCTCGCTCCAGTCGCTGCCAGCCTTTTTCGCTTTGAGAGCGTGCCTGCTCCAGTGCGCCAAAACGTTCGTTCAGGCGCTGCTCTATCTGCGCCAGCAGAATTTTCCCGGCCGCAAACACAAACCCCAAAAAACCCAGCAACAGACCAACCAGTTGCCAGAACTCCACTTCAATTTTCATTATTCCTTCCCGTTCTGTAACGCAGCGAGGTAATCCAACAGGCCATTTACCTGCGCGACAAGCTGCTGGTAACGTTCTCCGGCGTCGGTGCTGTAGGCGAGGATGTCGCGTTGGGTAACACCGGAGTCGCGTAGCCGGGCGTCAAGGGGGGCAGCGGCTGTGGGCGTGTAGCCAGCCCCGCTGGCAGCGGTGGTAGCGTCTGTTCCTGCAACGGTATCAAAGGCGGCGTTGTACTGCTGCACGAAACCAGCAGTAAACACGCACTCAATAGGACGACTCTGGCCGCGTTCATCAATCCAGCGTTGCGTGACATCATCAATTCTCCGCTTCAGGTTTTCGTTTTGCTGGCGCAAAGACGCCGTGGTGGTGAGGTAGTGCTGTTCGGCGGTATTCGCGGATGTGACCAGTTGCTGATAGCGTTGCTGCCATGCCTGTAAGGCGGCATTGGCCTGTTCCGCCCGTTGCTGTTGCTGCTGTGCAAGATCCGCCTGAAGCGAGGCCAATTGCGCCTTGCTTTTAGCCTGTTGTTTTTCCAGCGCGGTATTACCGGCTAATTCGGCGCTGGAAAATCCGCGCTGATAGCCGTGCTGATGAATCAGCCACAGCGCCAGCAATACGGCAGCAACCCATAGCAAGGTTTTCCACGGCAGTGTTTTAAGCAGATTCAGCACAGCTACGGCCTCCCCAGGTCAGATAGCGCGGCGCTAACGCCAGCAGGATACGCTGTGGATAGTGGCGGTTCTCGCGCCAGTTAGCCGCAGAACGTCCGGCGTTGACGGTAGCGACATGCCCAAACCAGCGCTGACGGTCTAGCCCACGTTGCGCCGCCAGTTTCTGATCGCGCTGTACCCAGCCCAGCCCGCCGTTATAGCCGGAGAGCGTCATCGCCATGCGCTGGCAGTCGTCAGCCGCATTAACGCGCTGCCAGATCCAGCGGTCATATTTTGTCAATGCCCGCATCGACCACGCAGGGTTAAACGGCTGATTGGTTTTGAGTTCCGGCATGATGCCGCTAATCCATTTAGCCGTAGCGGGCATAAACTGCGCCAGTCCCTGAGCGCCAACGGGCGACACCGCGCGGGGGTTCCAGCCGGATTCCTGATGGAGCTGCGCCGCGAAATCGGCCACCGGCGCATTCAGTCCCCAGTCCAGACGGGCATTGCGGATAAGATCGCTGCGGTACTGTTGGGCGGCGGCAGGCGGCTGGGCAGCATGGGCCTGACTGAAGAAACCGCCGCTCCAGAGCAACCAAACAATGATCAGATTGGCGCAGAGCGACCACCAGAAGCTGTGTTTATCGGTACGTAGCTCACCGTGTTTGATTGCCGTCACTCCCAGGCCAAAAGCCATCAGGACGATCAGCGTGATTTGCGGCCAGTTCATGATTACAGTCCTGTCGCAACAGACAAGCAGACTGCCGCCACGATAATGGCGCGACGGATCAGTGCCGCCGCGAATACCCGCTGGCAATCGTGTTTGACCGGGTATTCGCCTTGCTCCATCCGTTCCGGGTCATGCACCAGATACTGAGCCAACCCGGCTTTGGGGAACAATGAGCGGTCAAGCCAGTAGCCCAGCACCGCAGCGAGTGTGATCAGTGAGATTTTGTAGATGACGACGGGGAGTTGCTGAGGTGATACCAGTGCGATGACGACCAGTAACAGTACAGCCGTCAGTTGCCAGCCGATGAGTCGTTTCAGGCGTGTGAGTCGAAAGAGGTTTTTCATTGCGGTCTCCTTATGTAAGTGGAGACAGCATGACGCATTGCGGCGCGTGGGGATTTTAAACGGCGTTAATAGTGGCAAAACAAGGGGGAACGCCAGTATGGCGGGGAAAAGAGCGGCCTGTCTGGTGGTGGAACACCGGACAAGCCGTCAACACACAGATACAGCCTGTGAGTCAACCGAGGCTCTCCCGTTCTCGAGAACCGGAAAAGCCTACCGTATTTTCATCCTGTCAAAAAGGCTTACAGATAATGAAAGAGCAATCTTTGCCCATCGTCCCGTGGATCGGTGGTAAACGCCGCCTGGCCAAACATATCCTGCCGCTGTTTCCTGCCCATACCTGCTATGTTGAACCGTTCTGCGGCGCGGCAGCGTTGTACTTTCTGAAGCCCCCCAGTAAGGCTGAAGTCATTAACGATATCAACGGTGAACTGGTGAACCTTTATCGGGTGGTGAAACACCATCTGGAAGAATTTGTGCGGCAGTTCAAGTGGGCGCTGGTCAGCCGCCAGATTTACAAGTGGTTGCAGGCCGTTCCAGAAGAGACGCTGACGGATATTCAGCGTGCTGCCCGGTTCTATTATCTGCAAAAACAGGCGTTCGGCGGAAAGGTGGAAGAGCGCACGTTCGGTACGGCGACGACATCACCACCGCGTTTTAACCTGCTGCGCATTGAGGAAGAACTGTCAATGGCACACTTGCGGCTATCCCGAACGGTGATTGAGCACCTTGACTGGGCAGAGTGTATCCAGCGCTATGATCGTCCACACACGCTGTTCTACTGCGACCCGCCGTACTGGGGAACGGAAGGCTATGGCGTCGCGTTCGGACTGGAAAACTATGTCCAGATGGCGCAACTGGCGCGAGAGCTCAAAGGGAAGATGATTATCTCGGTGAACGATATACCAGAAATGCGACAGGCGTTTGAGGGATTGAATCTGCAGAGCGTGGGGATCAATTACAGCCTGTCGGGGAAACCAGCTCCGCGACGGGAACTGGTGATCTGTAACTTCTAATACAATGAAGATTAATCCCTGATTGGGGTTAATCTTTTACAATGGCTCCGCTGTGAAAACATTCCCAATTACTTCACTCTTAACTAAAGCGAATTTTATATTGTTAAGTATTTTTGATGTTTTTTCTGACTCATCGTTGAATAAATCAATAACTATTTTTGCCGGATTTCCACTACTCAACTCATTTTTCCCTAGTAACGCTGAATAAGCCGAGGCCACAACAGAAAATACGTTTAACCCAGATTGTGCAGTACCGTCTCCCGATGTCATTAGCATGATACCTGATAATTTACCGTTTGACTTTGAGACCGTACCGACAATTCCCAGTTTGTCATTGAACATATAAGTAAATGTATCGTTCACATCCCCAGGTGTTATGTTTATGTTCAACTTGAATGGTAAGTTAGATTTCGCCAAATTAGCATTCATTCGCTTTGCAAATTCCTGTGGCGTGATATCGAAATTCTTTCCTGGTTTTTTAGCCGGTACAGTTTCAGCCTGTGGTGCTGGTGCTGGTGCTGGTGCTGGTGCTGGTGCTGGTGTACCTTTATTTTCACAGTTCCATTCGGAAGAACCATCAGCTTTGTATGTTTCAAGGCATCCATCGTGTGGTTTTGGCGTGTTTTTGATCTCCGCAGATACATTTTGCACTAGCGCTTCTTTTTCTGGTGTTGGAACAAACGCTAAAAGAAAAGCTAAAGCAGCAACAGCGCCAACACAAACACCACTGAATTTGCTTAACCACGGTTTATTGCCTTTCTTGATAAAAGTACGCGAAAGATATTTAGCAACAACAATCCAAATAACAATAGAACCAGCTAGAATCAAAAATTCCTTCATGTAATATCCTTATCTAAATAAAAAAGATGTAAAAAATCCTAAAAAGAAAATACCGATAAATACTTTAGGGTGCGCTTTTATAAGTTCTTGCCAATCCACTGCTTTGGGCTGTGTGGGGTTTGGCTGGCGTTGCCGCAATTCATCTCGGTCAAAATGGTCAAACGCCACTTGAAGTTGTTCACGGGATAAATCGTTGAGCGTTTTCGTACCAAATTTTTTCAGACAAAATCTATCGCGTTCTGTTGCGGTATCCACGGTTAATCGCAAGATTTCGCTGACTAATCGGCGGCACTCTTTTGCCAGCTTAGCCTCTGCCAGTCTATGTTGCAGATACGTCTCAGCTTTATGATATTTCTTGGTTGTAATGCCATTGATACTGTGAACATCAATATGGGCATGAACGGCTCGCCACAGATCTTTTTTAGGCTCGCCGCTGGCAGTAACAAGGTCATCTAGCAATTGGTGCAGACGATGACGCTGAGCCGGAAGTAGCGACTCATCATCTGTCGGGTTTTCACCTGAAGGGGGATGTATATTGATAATGTCTCTGGATGAGAACTGTCCCTGTGCAGTTCCATTAAATTCCTGCCGCATCCTATCTCCTTTATTACTGTGTGTTACTCGTTCTATTTATTTTTTTTATTACTGACTACGCCGTTATTAATAATCTGATTACCAGCAAATTGACCGCTAATATCACCATTGAATATCTGAGGAGAGCCTCCCTGTGGTGCAGAACCAGCCGTTAAAGCAGCGAGCACCGCAGACTTTACCGCTAATGGTGCAGATCGATAGTGATTAATCAACTCCAGTTCATCGTTGGGTAAAGCAGCACTAGCCCTAACCCCAGTAACAACATATTGAACATCTAAGCCAAATTTTGCCATGGCAGCCAAATAAGAAGCATCAGGAAAACGCTCACCTTTTTCATAGTTTAATTGGGTAAGTTTTTTCACACCGCCGATTTCCCCCATAGCAGGCTGACTTAATCCTAACCGTTCACGTTCTTCTCTTAGTCGCTCACCGATATTATTTTGCATACTAATCTCTATTGACTGGTATAAATTTTTATACCATAATCTATCACGTATTCTACAAACATCATTGCATAACCGGAGGCCATAGCATGACACCCGAACAAGTTAAAAGCCGCTTGCAGCACCGCGGTATCACCATCACTCAATGGGCACAAGAGAATGGTTACCCCCGTGAAGCGGTCTATCGCGTACTGAGCGGCATCACCAAAGCTCGGTACGGCCAGGCACATGAAATCGCCGTCAAACTCGGTCTGAAGCCTACCGCCCGTGCAGCCTGATATCTATCAATCTGCGTAACAGATTATCACATATCGCAAAAAGGGGAATGTGACATGAAACCCAGCACATTAAAAGCCGGTATGCGCGTTTTATTACAGCCTACATTGGGAAAATCTACTGAGCTACTTAGCGCAACGGTAATCAGTCGCATGCCTACTGCCTATGGTCGTAAAGGACAGACAGTTATCAATGTTGATGTATTTGTCGGCCTGAGTAACGCGGATGATCCCGGCACGGTTCACCTGACCGATTATGAGGTTTCCCGCTTTCTGCACCCAATGGAGACACATTGATGAACAAGCCCAATGTTTCCAGCGCAGGTGCACGTATCCTGCGCGTTCTCAAAGCCTTGCGCGGCCATACCCTGAACGGCGTTTCCAACGGTGAGTTGGCGGTAGCGCTGAATGATTCTCCGGCCAACGTCAACCGTGCGCTGAACACGCTTATTGAGGAAGGACTGGCGCAAAAACTGGATAACGGCAGATTCGCGCTCTCGATGCAGGCGCTACAAATAGCCCAGGCTCATGCGAACGAAATCTCCCGTGCGCAAGACCGTATTAATGAAATGAACCAACGCCTGCTGGCTGGCAGTCGCTAAGGATAAGAAATGGCACGTACCAAATCCCAATCGGTTGAATTAGTAGAAGATGTGCAACTGGCAGACGACCTGAATGTGAAACTCAATGCGCTTACCGAACACCGTATGCAGGTAATGGCTCAGTTCGGTGACGGTCTGCCGTATGAACGTGATCGTATCGTGCATGAAACCCGGTTCTATATGGCGCAGAGTGCTGAAGCCATGCTGGAAGCAGGTAAGCGACTCACTATTCTCAAAGAATGCGAACCACATGGTGAGTTTGAATCTATTGTGCGGGATGCGCTGGGGATTCCTGAACGTACTGCTCAGCGTTTGATGCAAGCATCTATCAAATATATGTCTCCTCAGTTAAGCGCAAAAGCGCCAGCGCTGGCGCTTTTGGGAAAGACCAAATTATTTGAATTAATGACTGAGGATGATGATGTTCTCGCTGAGTTGGCTGATGGCGGCACCATTGCTGGCATGACGCTGGATGACATTGACCGCATGACCAGCCGCGAGCTGAAAGCCGCACTGCGCGAAGCCCGCGAAACCCATACCGCCCAGCAGCGTGTTCTGACCGATAAAAACCAGAAGATAGATGATCTGACCACCAAGCTGGATAAGAAATCCCGCATTCAGCCGCCGCCACCCGATCAGGAAGCCGAGAAACTGCGCAAAGAGGTTAGCGCTATTGCGTATGAAGCAGAAGCGGCTATCACCGTCCGTCTTCACACCGCCTTTTCAACCTTGACTACCTTCACATCCGATAACGATGTAGAGCCACCGTATGACTTTATGGCAGGCTTGGTGTGCCAGATAGAACGGGCGTTACACCATATCCGAGAGGTTTACGACTTAGAGGCAGCGCCTACCGGCAGCGAGCGTCCGACATGGCTGGATGCGCCGGAACCCGTGATTCCGCGTACCGACGCATAAGGGGACGCCATGAGTGCCGCCCTGACAGAACGATTAGTGGCTGTAGCCCGCACCGCACGGCAGGCCGGGCATGGCGAACGCGGCGCGATCTATGACGCCGCCTGTATTGAACTGGGGCTATCTCGCGCCACGTTGCTACGCAAGTTAAAGGAGGTTGCCGTGACTGACAAACGTAAAAAACGTGCCGATGCCGGGCAAAGTGCCTTGACGCGGGATGAAGCCGCCATGATTTCCGCTACGTTGATGGAAGCAACCCGTAAAAACGGCAAACGTCTGTATTCCATCGCTGACGCCGTAGAGACCTTGCGGGCAAATGACATGATCGCTGCCGGACGTATTGATGAGGCAACGGGCGAATTTTATGCCCTGTCAGAGACCGCTATCAGCCGCGCTCTGCGCAATTATGGCCTTCATCCCGATCAGTTAAGCCAGCCTGCGCCCGTGACCGAGCTGGCCAGCCTGCACCCAAATCACGTGTGGGAGATCGACGCCTCGCTGTGCACCCTTTATTACTTGAGCAACGGGCATAAGGGCTTGCAGGTGATGGACAGCGCGAAATTCTACAAGAACAAACCCGCCAATGTGGCGCGTATCGCCAGTGACCGTGTCTGGAGCTATGAAATCACCGACCACACCAGCGGTTGGATCTATGTCGAGTATGTGATGGGGGCCGAGTCTGGCGAAAATCTGTGCTCTGTACTGATTAATGCCCTGCAAGAGCGCGGGGGTGCGGACGTGCTGCACGGCGTGCCGAAGCTGTTATATCTCGACCCCGGCTCTGCCAACACCGCAGGCATGACGAAAAACCTGTGCCGTGCGTTGGGTATCGAGCTGAAAGCGCATAAAGCCCATGCTGCTCGCTCAACCGGTAGCGTGGAGAAGGCCCGTGACATCATCGAACGTAAACTGGAACCGGGCCTGAAGTTCCAGCCTGTTAACAGTCTGGAAGAGCTGAACGCATTGGCCGTGAAATGGCGTTGTCACTTCAACGCCACTGCCGTTCATAGCCGCCACGGACAGACCCGTACCGATATCTGGCTCAAAATCAACGCCGAACAGCTGGTGAAAGCGCCGTCTGTTGAGGTGTGTCGCGAACTAGCCGTTGCAACACCGGAAGAGCGCAAGGTTACGCCGAAGCTGCGCGTATCATTCCGGGGCATTGAATATGATGTATCTACCGTACCCGGCGTGATGGTCGGCGAGAAGTTGCTGATCACCCGCAATCCGTGGCGCACCGATGCCGCGCAAGTGGTGCTGACTGGAGAAGATGGCCACGACACCTTCTTCCTGATCGATGAAGTCACCAAAAATGAATTTGGCTTTGCCGACTCTGCCGCAGTGATAGGCGAAAACTACAAATCATATGCCGATACGCCAGCCCAAACCGCAGCGAAAGAAATTGAACAACTGGTTACGGGAACGGATAACGCGACGGATGCGGCAGCAGCACGTAAAGCGAAGGCGCTGCCGTTCGGCGGCAAACTTGACCCCTACAAGCACATTGACGACACCGCATTACCCACGTTTATGCCGCGTCGCGGCACAGAGTCTGATGTACGTAGCCCGCGTATCGAACAACGGCCTCTTACACATGTTGAAGCTGCCAAAGCGCTGCGTGAGCGGTTTGCAGCCCGTAACCAGACATGGACAGCCGGACACTTTCGCCAGTTGGTTCAGCTTTATCCCGATGGCGTGCCGGAAGAACAACTGGATGAGGCTGTCGATGCGCTGCTGATGCCGGTTTCCGACAATGTCATCAATATCGTCAACGGGAATTAAGGGGGAAACATGCTGGTACTGAAACAACAGTTAAAACAGGCACGGCTCTCGCAGGCCGTTGTCGCCAGACATATCGCTGTGTCAGAGGCCACGCTGGCACAGATTGTTAATCATGACCAGTGGCCACGCACCAACACCGGGGAAATTCGCCAGCGTCTGACAGCCTTTCTGTCGGCTAATGGCATTGAAACACAACGTAGTTTTGATGCTGTGCAGGACGGCACATCCCGCACAGCAGATACAACAGACCTCACAACGGAGGAAAACATGTTACTCAAAAAACAGGTGTTATTTCCAGCAACAAAAAAGGCGTTCGGACTGTTCCGTGACCCGTTCGCCGATGATGCCATGCAGGGCGCGGAAGACGTTTTTACTACGCCGGATAGCCGCTATGTGCGTGAGTCACTGTATCAGACGGCGAAACATGGCGGTCTGATGGCGGTCATTGGTGAATCTGGGGCAGGCAAATCGACGCTACGCCGTGACCTTATCGAACGCATTAATCGTGAGAATGCGCCCGTTATCGTGATTGAGCCTTATGTGATTGCGATGGAGGACAATGATGTTAAAGGTAAGACGCTGAAAGCCGCCGCGATTGCCGAAGCGATCATCAACACTATCGCCCCGCTGGAAGGCGTGAAACGGTCGCAAGAAGCACGCTATCGCCAACTGCATCGCGTACTAAAAGACAGCAGCAATGCGGGCTACAGTCATGTTCTGGTGATTGAAGAAGCGCATAGCCTGCCGATCCCCACATTGAAGCATTTGAAGCGATTTTACGAGCTGGAAAGCGGGTTTAAGAAGCTGCTATCTATCGTGCTGATTGGTCAGCCAGAGTTAGCCGTCAAGTTGAGCGAACGGAATATGGAGGTGCGCGAGGTTGTCCAGCGCTGTGAAGTGGTCGAGCTGCTGCCGCTGGATAACAGTCTGGAAGCGTTTCTGACGTTTAAAGTCGAGCGCATAGGCAAGAAGCTAACCGACATTATGGACGGCAGCGCGATTGACGCCATACGCGGACGTCTCAGCAGCAATCTCGGTGGTCGGAAAAATGTCAGCCTGTTATACCCGCTGGCCGTTTCCAATCTGGTGATTGCGGCAATGAATCTGGCCGCTGAAATTGGCGTACCGGTGGTGAATGCTGATGTGGTTAAAGGAGTTTAACGATGGCGAAAATTATTATTTCTGTACAACCGCTGCCTGCTACACGGATAAGAGAAAATCAGGAACTCAGTCAGTCTATTAGTGTTTCGTTTGAGAATGATAAGGACGATCTCGTCGTGACACAGCTACTGGCGACAATGATTAAATCTGAGATGGCTAACGCAATTAGTGCGGCAAATACAAAACTGGCGAATCAGCTCAATTCATCGGGGATGAAAATCGATAGCCAAATGATGCGTACTCATCGGGAACTGCACTGATCACCTTATATTCTGGAGAACTGGCATATGGCATCTGTTTTGAATATCGATGAGCAATTATCTAACGTGCAAGCCGTTATGACGGCATTACGCGCCATGAATGCGACGGTTCACAGTGTAATGCTTAAGGGTAATCAACCGATTATCCGTATTGCCAGAAATGGCCACTGTGCAAAATTGATTGAAAAAGGCGTGGCGCGTTATGTGCTGAGTGGTGTGAATAACAATGGCCGGTTTCGGCAAGGGGAATTTGAACAGCATGGGTGCCGTATTATTTGGTCTGAGTCATTACATTGAGGGGAAATAAACATGGAAATTAACAAAGATGACTACATGACTGACCGTAAAGGTCGGCTAGTCCCAATTAGCCAGATCTCTGATTACGATCTGGCAATGGATGCTTTTGTAAATGACGGCGTTGCGTCAGCAGAGATCAAAAGCGCCGACTTGGGCGATTTTAAAAAACGGTCATTTGATGAGTGCTACGCGTTCATGGACTTGGTAGCAGAGAAGTATGGCCGTACTCGCGGTGGTGTAAAAGGCAACGTGACGTTCTCCAGCTTTGACGGCAACAAGCAAATCACCATCAAAGTGCAAGAATCACTGACGTTCGGGCCAGAGTTACACATTGCAAAAGAACTGATTGATGAATGTGTGAAGGAGTGGTCACAGGGGGCTGATGAAAAGCTGCTGGCGCTGATTTCTGATGCCTTTCAGGTTGATAAAGAAGGTAACCTCAGTACCACCCGTATTTTGTCTCTGCGCAGGGTAAAAATTGACGACGAGCGCTGGAAAAAGGCGATGGAAGCTATTTCAGAGTCATTACTTGTCGCTGTATCGAAAACGTATATCAACTTCAGAAAAAAAGACGAGTCGGGGAAACTGGTTAATATCCCGTTAGATATCGCCGCTATTTAACTATTAAAAAATGAAATTGCTTTTATTTCGGCGTCAACGCCGGGGAATTCTGCACGCGTAATTCAGCATAACCACTATTTGGAGAGCACATGATTAAAGGTATTGCATACAATCGCTCGACGTTGTACCGCATGGCGTTAAAGCACTTTGGCCCTGAATCTCAGGCGCTAAAACTTATCGAAGAAGCGGCAGAGTTAGGTGCTGCCGCATCACGTAACCTGAATGGCCTCGGTAACGAGGTCGCTTTAGCGGAGGAAATGGCCGACGTCGAGATCATGATCGAACAGTTCCGCCTGAATGGCATGGATAAGTTAATCGAGCTGGCAAAGCACAATAAATTAAAACGACTGGCTGAGAGGCTGGAGGTGGAATATGTCGGCGACAAATAAAGAAAAGCATCTACAGAAACTGAAGAAACTACTGAATCTTGCTCGTCGCACAACAAATCCTAATGAGGCAGCTAATGCAATGAGCCAGGCTCAGGCGCTAATGCGTCAGCATGGCTTAACCGCAACCGACGTTGATTTGATGGAAATCAGCGAAGCGAGTAGCAAAACAGCCCCGTCGCAAGCCAATAACCCTCCCCGGTATATGTTGCTCCTCGCGGGGGTAATCAGGCGGGCATTTGGCGTGGAGTGCTATATCTCATTTTCCCCAGATCCAATGCTGACAAAGCGTATCGTTGTTTTTTTCGGACCGAACGAACGGCCACAGGTGGCGGCCTATGCGTTTGATGTTCTGTCGCGGCAACTAATGAAAGCGCGGCGCGAATTCGTCGCCGGTATGCGCAAGAACATCAAATCGGCCACCAAGATCGCCAGAGCTGACAACTTTTGCGAGGGATGGGCGCAGGGGGTACATCAGGTCATTGAAGACTTCGTGGCATCGGAGGCGGAAAAGACACTGATGGCAGCCTATGACGAAAGATTACACCAGCGTCTGGAACTGGAAACTACTAAAGGCAGGGACGCGAATAAAGCAAGGGGGACGGACGTGTCCAGGACTGCGGGCTACATCGCCGGGAAAAACGCGAGTATTCATCACGGCGTCAATGGTGTTGGTCCGTTAGCGCGGATTGGGAGGACTGAATAATGTCAGCAACCATAACTGCTGCGGAGGTGCATCATGATTAGCAAGGAGGAATTACAGGCAATGGCGAATGACGATCCAGAATTAGCATGTACCCCATCTGAAGTTGAGATGGCGCGGTACATTCTGGAACTGCAAAAGCAGGAGCCTTATACATATGTTCTCGTTGACGGCGAGGATATCGAGTTCAACGCCAGCAATAAATTTTCATGTGGTAGACGTGGAGGCCAACCGCTCTACGCTGCGCCAGTTGTACCTAATGATTATTTCGGAAAAAGCGGAGCGAATTATATTGAATGTGGGTTTTCTGACCCATCAGGTTTTAAAGTATTTGTCCGCCCAACACCTCAATTTGTACCGAATGAGATACCGCAAACGCCAGATGAAGATGCTGAAAACGAATTAATGGAGCAACTTTTCACGCTGCGTAGCTCGGCAATTGCTAGTGGTGACGATAACGTATCTGCATGGGATGACCTGGTGTGCGCAGTATTCCGGCATTTTAAAAGCCGCAAGCATGGTAACCACGACACTCCAGCATTAAATGGAGGTAATGAATGATTATCGGTTTCATATTACTGGTATCTGCCTGCGGCGCTGACTTTTGCGATGCAATCCCTGTTTCAGACGACATTTATTTGAACCGAGACTCGTGCCAGCTAGTGTTGGATATCGTCCATGAACGCCGCCCAGAAGCCATATTGCTGTGCGGCGAAGTCTGGCGGGAGGAAAGCGATGACAAAGAATCAACTGATTAAGTTGATCCATATAGCCAAACGCGATCTGCAACTGGACGATGATACCTATCGCCAGTTGCTAATCAACGTCACAGGCAAAACATCTACGCGGGACATGACAGTCCCGCAGTTAGATACTGTGCTGAGTGCCATGAAGAAACGTGGGTTTAAGATCAAAGCTGCAAAAAAGGCTAACAACACTCGTCAATTGGATGATTCTCCCCAGTCCCGAAAAATCCGCTCATTATGGTTAGAAATGGCTGATGCAGGCATCATTCGTGACCGTTCTGAAGCAGCGTTGGCGCGTTGGGTGAAGCGTGAAACCGGCGTTGATAGCCTGCAATGGCTGAATTCAGAACAGGCCAGCGTCATCATTGAAAAGCTGAAGCAGTGGCAACGCCGCGTAAGGAAGCCAGAATGAACAACGGCAATAATTTCCGCAGCAAAGGGCCTGAGTTATTGGTGGAACTGGCGCAGCATACTGCCAGCACAATCAAGGAAGTTGTCGAGATCGACACTGCTATCGCCGAGCAAATCGGCGAGGCAGTGGCCAACCGCATGATGCAGGTGTGGGGTGGGCAAAGCGTCTACTTTCCTATGGGAACGTTATGGCGCATCTCTCAGCGCGACCACGACATCTTCAACGACTTCAATGGCCGTAATCATCATGACCTGGCACGTAAGTACGGCGTTTCTCTGCAATGGGTTTACAGCGTGATCAAGCGCGTCAGAAAGGCTGAAACTGATAGGCTACAGGGACGCCTGTTTGATGATGGTGAATGTGATGGCGAACCACAGCAAGGGGAGTAA